AAGTGTTGGGATTTTAATGAGGGAGAAGATTATGATTTTACTCCCTTGTTGTTCCAACCTACAGATAAGAAGATGTATAAGTTTTTGTCCCAAATTATGTGGGATGAGGTTAAACATTTGGCTATGTTTCATCTGCCATATCGATTTAGATTTATGTTGAATGATCTTGACTTGTCTTCTGAATGGGCCATTATTGAGCGCCTCTTGATGTTATCTGGAGATGTTGAAACAAACCCGGGCCCTGTGCAATCGCGCCCCTCACAATATCGCTATAACGACCCTAGAGTTGTGAGGTTGGAAAATGCGTTGCATCGTCGTGATGAAAAGATTAAGACTTTGATTAAACATTTACGTCAACAAATCAAATCAAATCAGACCAAAGTTTATTGCCAGATCTTTGATGATGTGCGTGGAACTATGGGAGATATGAGTGCAAATCTGAACCGGATGTGTGATTTTCTGGAGAATAGTTTACCTGGATTGCAAGCTAATATGCAAGCTCATTTTACCCATGCAGTTGACAAGTATGTCTCCGTTAAAGATGATTTGATCAAACTGACACTTATTTGTGTTGTTGTCAAATTGATGATGTGTATGAAACGATACAAGTCTGCTTTGGCTGTTTTGTTAGTGTTCATTTGCAAATTTTACGGTTTGGATGGCAAAATAATGGAACTTGTTATGGAATTGAAATCCAAATTGATACGACGAGAGGTTCAAACTATGCCTGAATTTAAAGCTGGTTTGGAGGAAACCATCTACCACCCATATTTTCACACTTGTGGGAAATTGTTGTTTGCCGTCATTGCTTTCTTTTGTATTCGCAAGATACCTGGTAAGCAGGATTGGGACAACTATATTTCTCGCTTGGATCGAATTCCAAAAGCTTTGGATGGTTCCAAGAAAATTATGGATTATTGTTCCGAATATTTCAATTTGGCTACTGACTATGTGAAAATGTTAGTACTTGGTAAGACTCGAGAAGAATTACGAAGATTCCACGGTCTTTATGGAGAAATCCATGAATGGGCTAAAGAAGTTCGTTCTTTTCTTGAGTTAGAACAACGTAACAAGATTGATACTGATATTACTGTTGCGAATAAAGCTGAGAGTTTATATCATCGTGGTTTGAAGTTCAAAGCTGATCCTTTATTGGATCGTGATATGGACCGTTTGGTTACTAGTTCTTTGATTCCAGCTCGTGCTTTGTTTGAGTACGTTTCTTGTTCACCTATTAAGGGTGGAGGTCCACGTATGCGTCCTGTTTGTGTTTGGCTTACTGGTGAATCTGGTGTTGGTAAGACAGAAATGGTGTATCCTTTGTGTATTGATGTTTTGCGTACTATGGGCTTGATGAAGAAGGAAGATTTTCACCATCAAGTTTATGGACGACAAGTGGAGACAGAGTTTTGGGATGGATATAAAGGTCAGAAGATTGTCATTTATGACGACGCTTTTCAGATGAAAGATGATAAAACTGCTGCCAATCCTGAAATTTTTGAAGTGATTCGATCCTGCAATACTTTTCCCCAACATTTGCATATGGCGGCTTTGCATGATAAAAATACCTTTTCAAATGCTGAATTGTTATTATATACCACTAATGACATGAATGTTAAATTGGAATCAATAACTTTTCCAGATGCGTTCTTTAATCGAATTGGTGAACACGCTTATCGTGTCCAACCAAAGATTGAATATGCACTTGTTGTACCACGGGGCAATTCTGGCACTTACATGCGTAAGTTGGATCACACCAAATTGAATTCTGATGTTCCAATTGATTTGAATGTTTATGAGTTTCAAAAGTTAGTTCGTGATGAATGTGCTGAAGGTAAATGGATTGAGCGTGGACCACCCATTAATTACGGGGAATTTTCACAAATGATATGTGAGGAATGGCGAAAACAGAAAGAACGATCAATGAATAAATTGAAGTTTTTGGAGAGTTATGCTATTCGTGCACAAGTTGGTGAAGATTTTGTTGATTGTGTTTATGATGATGATTTCTTCAATAATGATATTGCAAGTAACATAACTAAGGGTGTAGATTTTATGGAAATAGAGGCACTCTATGCAGATGATGATGTGATTTTTAAGGCTTATACTGAATATAAGGCACGACAACGTCGCCCTGGTATCTGGGATAAATGAAGGATCGCATGGATAATGCATTGCAAAGGGTTTCTGGTTATCTTTCTGGTTTGTATGAAGAATCTTCAAAGATAATTCGAGAACATCCTTATCTTTCTGTTTTGGGTTTGCTTGGTATGGCTCTTTCCGCTTTTACATTGTATAAGTGGTTGGAAAATTCGTTTTCTGAAGAGGAAGTTGTTGCTGATGCTGAAGTCGGAGTTTCTGGAGACGCAAAATCTGCTAAGGTTCAGAAATTGCAGGTTGAAATGAATACTCTTTCTATCGAAGAACAGCGACAATTTGTTGAAACCATGTATGGTCAGTCTTTGATTGGTGCTGGTACTATTGCTTTGATGAAAAAGAACAAATGGGGTATCTATTCTGAGAAGTATGATTGTCAAGCTGAAGTCGGAGTTTCTGGAGATTCTAGAACTGCAAAGCAACAAGTTAAACGTGTTGAAGTTGGTGTTTCTGGTGATGCTAAGACCAAGAATGTTGCACAGAAACGCGTTGAAGTAGCTGATGAAAAGTTGCTTGCCATGGCTCAAGGTTGTAGTGATCAAGTGGCTCATAATTTGGTCACTGATATTTTGCAGAAGAATACATATCGTCTAACTTATATGCGGGGTGAAAAACGAATACCATTTGGTAATTGTACATTTGTTCGTGGTTGGGTGTTTGTTATGCCTTATCATTTCTTGCATGCTTTGTACGCACGAAAGTTGGCTCCTGAAGCAATTATTAGTTTTTCTCAATCAAAGTTTGAGGATATCATTCAGATTCCTCTGTCTCATTTGATGACAGTTGGAGTTGATGGTTTTGAATTGACTAAAAATTGTGAACGTGTTTCGTTTAAGGATGGCACTTATCGTGATTGTGTGGTAGTGAATTTGCACCGTCGAATGTGTCACCCTCATCGTGATTTGGTTAAACATTTTGTCAAGACGAGCGATCAAGGCAGTTTGCAAGGTAATTTTAATGGTACTCTTGCAACGTTCCACGAAAATGGTAAAGATCTGCATCGTACATATCAATGGTTACAGAAGATTCGACCCTTGGATAAACAAATAACCATTTATTATCCAGAGGATGGTTTTGATTATGGTTCTGAGAGTTACACACAGCGAGATTGTTATGAATATAATGCACCAACGCAGGTTGGTGATTGTGGTTCGATAATCGGACTGTTAACAATCGTATGGAACGTAAACTTATTGGTATGCATATTGCTGGAACTAATCAGGAATATGGTTATGCTTGTCCTTTGACTCAGGAATTGATAGATGATGCATGTGAAAAATTGATTGGAAAAGATTTCCGAAATATTAGCGCGCAATTCTATTATGAGATGCCCAAAAATGTTGATCCGACCGTTGAACCAATTTTACCTGATGGTTTGTTTTGCCCTCTCGGCAAAGCGGATAAGAAAGTTGGTCAAGCTACTAAAACTGCAATAATTCCGTCTTGCATTCAAGGTGAGTTGTCTGAACCTTTTATGAAACCAGCTCTGTTGAAACCCACCATGATTGATGGTGTGTTGCATGATCCATTGTTGAAAGGTTTGAAGAAATGTGGTGTTGATACAGCAGTTTTGTCAGATGAAGAAGTTAAATCAGCAGCTATGGATGTTGCTCAATTGGTTTTAACCCAAACAAACAGCATGATTGATCGTGCAAAGTACCAACGGATTCTTACTTATGAAGAAGCCGTTAGAGGTACAATGGATGATGATTTTATGAAGGCTGTTAATCGTACTACATCTCCTGGTTACCCATATTCTTTACAGAATAAGGGCAAACCTGGTAAAACACGATGGATGGGAAAGGACGAAAAATTTGACTTTGAAAGTATGGAAGCGCAGCAATTGCGTGCAGACGTAGATGAGTTGATTGAAGATTGTCGTATTGGTAAAATTTCAAATGTCTTTTTCGTTGATACTTTGAAAGATGAGCGACGTGAAAAAGCAAAAGTGGATGTTGGTAAAACTCGTGTCTTTTCTGCTGGTCCTCAACATTTTGTTGTGGCGTTTCGCAAATACTTTCTTCCGTTTGCTGCTTGGTTGATGCATAATCGTATTGATAATGAAGTTGCTGTTGGTTCTAACCCTTATTCTTTGGATTGGGAACGTATTGCGAAACGTTTGAAATCAAAAGGTAAACATGTTATTGCTGGTGATTTTGGTAATTTTGATGGCTCGCTTGTTGCTCAAATATTGTGGGCGATATTTTGGGAAATATTTGTTCCTTGGTTGGAAATGTTCAATGACCTCAATAGTAAGGAAGGACGAGATATTCTTAAAATTTGTCTCGGTCTTTGGGCTCATCTTGTGCATTCTGTTCACATTTTTGGCGATAATGTTTATATGTGGACTCATTCTCAACCCTCTGGAAATCCTTTTACTGTCATTATTAATTGTTTGTACAATTCGATTATTATGCGCATTTCTTGGATTCGTATTATGCGTCGGGATTGCCCTAGTTACATGTCCATGAAGTTTTTCCGTTTGTTTGTTGCGCTGATTACTTATGGTGATGATAATGCTGCTAATATTGCAGATAAAGTCATCCATTTGTACAATCAAGAAACTATCAGTGCTATTATGGCGGAGATGAAACATGAGTATACTGATGAAGGCAAATCAGGCACAATCATAAAGTCGCGTCAATTGGAAGATGTTTTCTTCTTGAAGCGTGGCTTTAGATTTTGTCCTGAGTTGCAGCGTACAGTTGCTCCTCTTAAAATTGAAGTGATCTATGAGATGTTGAATTGGACACGCAACACAATTGATCCTAATGTTATCCTTATGTCTAACATTAATACAGCTTTTCGTGAAGTGGTCAATCATGGCAGAGATGCTTATGATGAACTATATCGTGGAATTATGCGAATTGCTGTTAAACTTCCTGCTATTCCACAAATTTCTACTTATGAACAATATTTGCATGATCTTACTTATCTTGCAGATGAAGTTTATGAGTTTTAAGGTCAAAATGTGATCTTGCTTTTCTATACAAATTTTAGAGGTTAATTAAAAGGAAAGTAGTGCTATTTTGATTACTAGGTTAGTTATTTAACTTTACAATCCAGGATGCCTAGTGGCAGCCCCACAATATCCAGGATACCCTCTATGCGACTTTATGGATTAGGTAGTCTTTAGGTCTAAGATATTTACCTGCTACATTTCAAAATAATTCAAATATTGAAAATGAAGATCGTCAAATTACGTCTGAACAGCGCGAAATTGTGCACTTCACTAGTGAAGGAGTTACCCCTTCGACTACTGCAGTGCCTGATATCGTTAACCTTTCAACTGATTATTTGTCAATGACAACACGTGAAGAACGTATTCACACGATCAAAGATTTTCTTTCTCGTCCTATTATTATTCAAACTGGTTTATGGAGTCAAACTCAGGCTACCGAAACTCAGTTGTACACTGCTAATTTTCCTGAGGTTCTTATATCTAATACTATGTATCAAGAAAAATTACGCGGCTTTGTTGGTCTTCGAGCAACCCTCGTTGTCAAGGTTCAGGTTAATTCTCAACCCTTTCAGCAGGGACGTTTGATGCTCCAATATTATCCTTATGCTCAGTATATGCCTAATAGAGTTTCATTGGTTAATGCCACTCTTCAAGGACGTTCTGGTTGTCCCAGAACCGATTTGGATTTGAGTGTTGGCACTGAAATTGAGATGCGTATTCCCTATGTGTCTCCACATGTTTACTACAATTTGATTACGGGCCAAGGTTCTTTTGGAGCTATATATCTTGTTGTATATAGTCAACTCCGTGATCAGATCTCTGGTACTGGGTCAGTTGAGTACACTGTTTGGGCACATCTGGAAGATGTAGATATTCAGTATCCAACTGGTGCAAATATTTTTACAGGCTCTGCTCCAAATATGGCTAGTATTGCCAATCAAATTTCCTCAGGTAAATTTACTCAAGAGGATATGCGAGCTTTGTGGGACTCACGAGCCTATGAGAAGCATACTGATAGAATCTTTGCTCAAGTTGGTTCTGAGTTGAAACAGCTTAAAGATAATGCTTCACCCGCGGCTGGTATTGGTCAAATTTCTGAGGGTTTGAATACCCTGTCACGAATTCCGGTATTGGGTAACATGTTTACTCGTCCTGCCTGGATTTCTGCACAGGCCGCTAATATCTTCAAAATTTTAGGTTTTTCTAAACCAACTGTTCAGGGTTTGCCATGTGAGTCTAAACTTCGTGGTCAGGTTCGTATGGCAAATTTTGATGGTGCTGATTCTTCTCACAAACTTGCTTTGTCTTCTTCAAATGAAATAGAAACGAAATCTGGTTTGGCTGGCACGTCAGCTGATGAGATGGATTTGTCTCATGTTGTATCTATTCCTAATTTTTGGGATAGATTTACATGGTCTACTACCAATCTTACTAATGCTATTCTCTGGGACAATTTTGTGACTCCTTTTAAAATAAAAGCTTATTCAGATACAATTACTGATAGATTTCGTTGTACTCACATGGGTTATGTTGCTAATTCACATGGCTATTGGCGTGGTTCTATTGTTTATACTTTTAAGTTTGTTAAAACTCAGTTTCATTCTGGCCGTCTTAGGATTTCCTTTATTCCGTTCTATTATAATACTACAATTTCATCTGGTGTGCCTGATGTATCGCGTACACAAAAAGTTATTGTTGATTTGCGAACTTCTACTGAGGTTTCTTTTACTGTTCCATATGTCTCTTCTAGACCGTGGATGTTTTGTATACGTCCAGAAGCTGCTTGGTTGGGAACTAACAATGTGAATATGTACAATGCTGTAACAGGTATTGTTCGTGTCGAGGTTCTTAATCAATTGGTCGCTGCTAACAATGTGTTCCAATCTATTGACACTATTGTTGAAGTGAGTGGTGGACCTGATCTTACTTTTGCTGCTCCTTCCGCTCCTTCTTATGTCCCTTATGCTGGTGGTTTTACGCTTGCAGAGGATGAAAAACAGAAGGAGGAACATGAGGAAGAATATGACAATAATATTCCAACTGTCATTCGAGCACAAATCATGGGTGAAAATGAAGCCATCCCCAGAAATGAGGCTCAACATGGTGTTCATCCAGCTTCAATTGATACGCACATGATTTCAGCGAATTGGTCGCCTGAAGCTCATTGTATTGGGGAAAAAATAATGTCCGTTCGCCAGCTTACTAAACGTTTTGGTGAGTTAGGCACACTTGATCAATCACCAACCAATCAAACAATTGTGGTTGCACCTTTTTCTGTTATTGCTCCAGTAAACACTGTAGCACCAACTAAAACTATTTCTATGTATGAATATTATTATTATTTATACGCATTTTGGCGTGGATCTATGCGTTTGAAGGCTACCCATGTACAAAGTACCGGGGCTGCGGCTTTCACTCCTAAGTTTCAGGGATATTCTTCTTGGTATTTGTGGAACACTGTGCAGGACGCATTTAATAATTTGGTTGCTAGGTTTTCTATTGGTGGTTTGCCAATGCAATTAACTAATACATTGCCGGGGGGTTCAACAAATATGGGTACATCGCTGCAAGTGATAGATAATTCTATGGAAGGTCTTTCTGAAGTAGAAATTCCATATTATAATGTTTCACACATTAGTCCGGCTACTAACTACACTGCAACTGAACGCGCAGTGCAAGTTGATAATGTTTTGCGTGGCAATATTCCTCCTGCTATTGTTGCAATGAATTTTCGCGGTAACATACCAACTGGTGGCACAATTTCTACGCGTATTTATCGTGCTCCAGGTGATGATTTCACTTTCATGTATCTTGTTGGCGTACCTCCTTTGGTTAACGTCGCACGTACATAACTTCTTTACAGTTTTTGAATTCCAAAAACTGATTAAAATTATATTCTTTATTGATAGGTATAAGTCTTACATATAATTTTAAGCTTTAGATTTTAATTCAGTACTTATCACCCCTTACACGGGTAATTTATTGTAAACCTTGTCCCTTTAGGACTCTTTTCTTAATTTTTCAAAATTATTAACCATTATTGGTCAGAGTCCTTATGGGCTAACATGTTTTTCTCACTTTTCATGCTAACTGACAAGAAGTGTAAAATTCGGT